CACCTGACAAACCATTAAAATTTACCCAAGCCTTTGCAGTTCCTTGCGCTGTAGCTGATACTGAAGTTGTGTAAGTTCCATCAGTAATATTGCCAGTAATAGTAGGTGTTGCAATAGTAGGGCTTGTCCCTAAAACATTAGCACCTGAACCAGTAGAAGTAGTTACTCCTGTGCCGCCTGAAGCCACAGGCAAAGCGGAAGATAAACTAGCAATTGTGCCGCCAGTAATAGCAACGCCAGCAATTGTGCCGCCAGTAATAGCAACATTATTAGCATTTTGAATAGACATCGTACCCAAACCAGCAGTTCCAGCATCAACATACGCTTTTGTAGCGGCATCTTGCGCTGAAGTAGGGTCTACAACACCAATAATGCGATTGGTATTCATATTAAGATTGCCCGTAGCTGGGGTTTGACCATCTGAGGCCAAAGAACCAGTTAATGCTGTAGCAATATCTGTAAGCGTTGAATTAGCCCATGTAGTGCTAATTGTAGTGTTAGTTACTACTGGATTGCCAGCAGGTAGGGTATATGTACCCGATCCGTTTCTACTCATTTGTTCATCCCTCTTTCAGTTCCCTGCAACAATAATAATCTAGCCAAATCACGTTGATCTTGTGAAAATCTTGGATTTGATACCATTTCAGGTTTATATCCTGCTCGCATCATTGCGGCTAATTGATTAACGCTATCTTTACGAATTTTAGTTGCACCAGCTTTTGAAAGAACAGATGCTGCTTCAAATGGAATTGCTACAGCAGGGTTAGCCAGCATAGCACCACCAGCAAACATACCGCTAACAGGCCCAGTTGGAGTAAATCGGCTCATAAAGCGCATTGCATTTTGTACATTGCCACCTTTGCCAGCTTCAAGAATAGCCTCTTGTTCTGCTTTGCTAAACAAACGCATACGCTTTGGGTTTTCTGCCAATTTGCGTAACTCTCTAAACAAAGCATTTTCAGTACCTGATTGGGTAAGCTTATGTTTCTCAAGCTTTGCTTTTTCAAGCATTTCTGTAAAGATGTCAGCTTTACTTAATTTTGTATAAGTATCTCTAGCTTCTTTCCACGCGGCTAGACCTTCTTTTGATCCACCAATAACAGCAGTATCAGGAATATTAGCGAGATAGTTGTCAAAATCAGCCTTTAACATAGTAGCCAAGCGCATTTCTTCAGGATCAACGCTTTTTTGCGCGCCCATAATAAATTTACGCAAGGTGTTTAGTTCATTAAAATCTTTACTTGTTTTGATGTTTTTGAGTTCATCAATAGCAACAGCAATTTTTGGGTACAAACGAGGATCATAGCCCTCATTACGCAAGTCTTTAGCAATTTGACCCATATTGCCAGCAAATGTTTTAGGATCAAGCTGTACGCCTGAATCCCTAGCTTCTTTGAATAACTGACTAGCTTTAGATTCCAAGAAATCTTGTGATGGTGTTTCAGCTAATTTGCGACCAAGATTTAGACCAGTAGATGTATTTATAGCACTAAGGGTTTTTCCTACTAATGGCAATGCACCGCCAAATTCCATGCCAGTCTTAATTTTGTTTTCTTTAGCTTGAGCAAACTGTTCAGGGTTTAAGCCTACAGTTTCAGGTGAAGTCAATGCTGTAGCACCACCAATACCTACCCCTTTAGCTACCTTTGTGACTAAATCTGCACTAGGAAGGGCTTTTTGAGCAAAACTAGGCAATACACCAATAGCATCATCAACTAATTTAGTTGCTCTAGGTGCTAATTCAGCTATTTTAGGCGCGGCTTGTGCAGCCATTTCCTGTAAAAATGTAGGTGCGCCAGCTTTCATGGGTGACATCATATAAGGCGCGGCTTCACCAACAATGCTTGATCCTTGCAATACACGCTTACCAATGTTTCCAGCTTGGGCTTGTGTTCCTGATTCAATTTGATTAATAGCATTAACCATATTGTCACCAGTATCACCACCACCGAGGTATTTATCGTAAGTTTGCATGACGGCAGCAGGAAGCTTTGCTGCGCCTGTAGCAATGTTTAAGGGTGTTGAAACAATCGTATTTAATGTTTTTGTAGTTTTTTGATACGGGTTTGCAGAGCCATAAGATGATGTAGAAAGCGGTATTCCTTCAGGGGAATACTGAACATCACTTTGAGTGTACATATTGCCCTGCTCAGGCTGTGCTTGCGATAAACGCAAACGAGCCGTAGCTACAGCAAGTGCTTGTTGTTGCTCTATCGTTTCTGCCATAGCGCTTGCTCTTGTGGTGTCATTACATTCCAAACTGCTTGGTCTACTCCAGCAGGTGCAGGGGAAGCTGATTTTGCAGCAACAGGGGGAGCAGCATTTGACCCTGCGTTTGGTGCTTGTTTTTCTTTACCATAAGACCAATCTAAATTAGGCGCATAACGCTGGTAAATACCTTTAAGTTGTTTTAAAGCTTCCATACGATCTTCGTAAGGCAAAGAAGAATCTGCAAGTCTGCCAGCCATAGCTTCATACAATTTAACATCAAGAATACCTTGTGGGCCTTCAAATCGTGGTTGCAACATAGTTAATTTAGGGGCTAAAACATCTAATTGTGTGTCCGCTTTAGACATATCGGTTGATACACCTGCCGCCCTTGTTAAACCAGTAAATCCGCGCTGAGCATAACCACTTGATGATTGTGGCAATAAGTCTTGAATTTCTTTAATTACTGGATAAGCGTTGTAAGCATTTTTAACATTGGTTTGCAAATTTTCAGCTTGAACGCCTACCATTTCAGCTTGTTTCTTAGGTGACACTCCAGACATATTAACATTTGGAACTACAGGAATATTACCAGCACCCGTATTCATAGTTAATGCACCTTGCGAGTAAGCAGGAGCATTGGGCGCGATAGACACAGGTGCGTTTCCACGCATTACTGGACTACCGCCTGTGGGTTGATTAACAACAGGTTGACTCATCACTGGTTGATTTACAGCAGGCGCACCATAACCACCGCCAACACCACCAGTAGGTATACCTTCAAAAGCAGCACGGCTTCTTTCAAGGTTTAATCTAGCAGCAGCATTTTGCGCTTCAATTCTTTGATAATCATTCATTTGATTTTTGTAATCAGTAATAGTTCCTGTGTAACCCTGTTTTTGAGCAGCTTTGTAATTGCGCTCTAACTCTGTAGGATCAGGCATCAATTGTTTATAAATCAAAGGTTTTAATTCTTTTCCTGCGCCATAAGAATAAGGGCTATTGATTTCTCTTAAAGCAGCGGCTAAATCAGGTTTAGTTCCTTCTTTAACAGCAACAGGCATAGGAACTTTGCCAGCATAAGGGCCAGCCAATTCTGTAGCTACATCAGGAGTTCCAAGTGCTTTATTAGTAATACTTTCTTCAGCAGCAGCCCTACCTGTGCGGATTCTCTCTGCTAACTTAGCGGCTTGTTCATCACTTTGTTTACCAATGTAAGCACCAGCAAGCAAATTAGCTACTGGATTAAGCATTTGAGTAAATGAAGGTGCAACATAACGACCACTAATCATTTGACCTTGTGGTTGCTGATTTTGAGCCATTAACATATCAGCAAAGCGTTGCTGACGATTAATTAATTGTTGTTGAGCATAATCTTCAGGAGTTAAAGTGCCAGCCTGTAGTGCATTAAATTGATCTGCCATATTATTCTCCGAAGCTACCCCAGCCATTAGTACCCATGTTGTAGTCACTCATTGGATTGTAAGTATTACTACCTAATTGGCTTACTTGCGCTTGCATTTCAGGAGTATTTGAAGTTCCAAGATAAGCAGCGGCCCTATCCATAGGAGATGCACCACCCTGACGCAACATTTTTGCCATTTCTAAAGGATTCATTCCTAAAGAACTTTGTGGTCGTTGTAATTGTTGAGGCTGTGCTAACTGATTAGATTGAGCAAGTTGTTGATTCATATATTGTTGTTGTGCAGCAGCATTTTGAAAAACAGGCATAAGACCTTGTTGGTCTTGTTGCATATATGATGGAACTTGAGTGATATAGGGATTAGGCATTAAGAACTCCGTAATCTACGACTTTATAGCCATCATTTAATGTATGGACTGCATAAGGGTAAACTTGCTCAACTTCTTGAGCCATATAACCATAATGAACGCCATGTCCAGCTAATTCGTGATCTTTAAACTCAGGTTTGTATTCAAACTTATACACAGTCAATCCGTTGTCAGCTACACCAATAGGTTCAATGTTTTCTTTCATACGAATATCACAAGCTGCTGGTGCTAACATATAGGCAGCACCTAATGTACCGCCAAGACCCATCAAACCGCTATTAAAATTAGACTGCGCTGCTTGGGCAGCATTGTATCCAGCTAAGTTGTAGTTACCTGTGGCAGTTGTAGCACCCAATAAATCTGCGCCAGCCGTTGTAGCTTGTTGCGGTGCATTAATAAATGTAGGGTTTTGAACTTGTGCGCCAGTACGCAATGCGCTTAATGTATTGAGTGGTAAATTGTAGTTGGTCATAGCTTGGTTATAAGCTTGTTGATTTGCAGCCAAACCAGTATTAAAGCCTTGAGTTGTATTAGCAGCCAAAAGATCATTTTCTTTTTGAGCTTGTGTTATTTGCGCTCTTTTGTAAGCTTCTGAACCAATAGGAATACCTCTATTAGCCAAATCAACATTTAAAGCTTCACGACTTTGTGTAATTTGTGGCTGTAAGCGTTGCATTGCTGCATCTTGATAAGTCTGACCAGCATTAATTCCAACTTGAGGAAGGTTAGGATTAAATCCTTGTCCCATTGTTTGTTGAGTACGACCTAATGCAGAATTAATTGTGCTTCCAAGACCTAGACTTGCTTGGTTTTGATTGTTTAAAAGCTGTTGTCCAACATCGTTTAAGCTGGTAGTAGCAGTCCAAGTAGGGTTGCCAAATGGGTCAGAGCCAGTAACAGCGTAATTTAAGTTTCCATAAGGGGTAACTTGATTTACACGGTTGGCAGCAGCAGCGGCTCTTGCCGCATCTAAATTACCTGAAGCCGTAGCTTGCGCTGCACCTGTATAGTCAGGAGCAGGTGGGGGACTTGGTGCATCCCCTAACCCTAAAAATCCACCACCACCCATATCATTCTCCTCTTGCTGTTCTTAAAGGGCATTTGATGTCGAGAAATCGACAATCTTCACGCCTCATAGCCATAATCACTAAATCTCCATCCATGTGAGCATCAGGGATTTCGGCTATTACTTTAAAACCAAGGTGTCGGTTTAGTCTAAGGGCAGATTCATTATCTGCACAAACTTGCCCTAGTATAACGCTAACTCCAAGTTTATTAAAGGGATAATCGAAAGCCGCCCACAATAAATCTCTGCTCATCCAGTTCACTTCATCTACCGCGGCTATGTGCATTTGCACCGCTTTTGGCATAAATCCGTTAAACCCTACTACTGCTACTAAATTTCCGTCAATTTCTTGACCTATTGAAACCGTATCTTTAGACATTGGATGATTCATTAACCGAACCAGCCAATCCCCCATGTATTGTTGATCTTCTGTAGTAACCCTACGCACTTACAGTACGCCCCCTCGTTCCATTACATAATCAGTTGATGCCCAATGAAAATCAATTCCTTGCGATGCAACATTAATATTTACTGACCCGCTAAATCCTAATCCTGATACGCCTTGCCAATTTTTAGTGGTTACTAAAAGACCACCCCAGCCTGCTTGATCCCACAAGGCAACATCCCATTTTGCCAAAGTTAATAACGATGGATTGAAAGAAATTTGGTTGGTAAGCGGTACGGTATCAAAATCCGTTGAAATACCGCACAAAACAGTCGGAAAACCATTATCTGTTTGAAGGATTGGGCGTATTAATGTAAATCGCTTTAATTGCCCACGACTTTCAAAATAACTATAAGCCTGTTGGCAGTTTCCAACAATGTTACTGCCATTATCGGATGTATCAGAATAAAATTCACCCACAAAACCATTTGAACCAAAATAAATTTTATTATCCCCCGAAACTTCCCAGCAAATAGCGTTTATGTTGGTAAACCTAGCCCATGACTTAGTAATAGTATGCATCACATATTGCTCGTATCCTGTGCCTACAGGAATATTTAAAATAAGCATATTTTCACTAGCAAAATAATTAATCTGCCAACCAAATAAAGCATAAAAATTCGTTGCGGCCTGACTTACAGCATAATAAATTTTATCGGTCAAATTAACGCGGGGATCAAGCCTTGAGGATTGAAGGGCGGCAGACATTGGTACTAACCCGTCTTGGGTCAATAGCAGTAAATCGCCAGCATATTTAAAAAAGCATCTACGGCTAAAGGTTTGACCCATCTGCCATACTCCTACTTCGCTCCAAGCAGTAGGGTCGCTAGGATTTGTGCCTTTATAAACAATAACTTCGCCCATACTGGTAACAAATGCGGATAGATCGTCTACGCCATAACCAGCATCTAAAGTCCATGTACCCATGGCTTGCAGGAAGCCGCCTGACCTAGCAATTGATCCCAAAGGAAAATCTAATGCCGCGCCACCGACAGATTCCACGGGTAAATACCAAAATGTCATGCTGTTCTTTTGCACAAAAAACAGTCTGTTTTGACACATATTGACATTAATAAATGTATTGCTGTTTACACCTGTAATGCCCAAAACTGTATAAGTTCCTACAACAGTAGCGTTTCCGCTTGGGGCTGTTGCCATTGTGTAAGTAAAAACAGTTGGGCTTGTTACAGTAATAGAATAAGTGCCATTAAACTCTGCTGGAGTAGCACCTGAAATAGTGACACGATTACCTGTTACAAGACCATGCGCTGAAGCGGTAGTCAAGGTAGCGGTAAGGTTGCCAGTACCGCCCCTTGTAATAGTTGAAATAGTCTGTGCAGTAGATGTAGTAGCTATTTTGTACCAGCGAGTACCGTCATAAATCATAGCTGCATCAGCACCGTTTACGGCAATAATAAAGTTGCCACCATCGGTAGAAATCATGCAATGCTGGAATTTGCTATTAGTCAGACCAGTAAATACGGGTGTAGCTGTAGAAGTTGATGCGTTATAAATTACACCATTAGCAACGGCAAACAAAGTATTTGTACCGTTATACCCTGCGTAATTCATTAAGGTTTGAACTTCACCAGTAATACCAGTAGAAGTCTTTGTATATCCTTTTCTAAGGGTTACATCGGTAGGCGTAGGAAAAAAATTAACCATCTGCACCGCATCTAGCGGTTGCATTTCAGCCAACGAATCTCTAGCGTTCCATCCCCCAACAGGGGCAGCTAGTGAAGTAGTAGTGGCTGTAAACTTCTTAGCGACAGCCATTATTAAGACCCGTAACCAGTATCAGGGATGTTTGCCCAACCAATTAAGACTGCGCTTGGTTGCGGAGCAAAGGAAAGGTTAGCAGAACCTTTGTCGTTAGCCTTGGCAATGCTTAAATAACGCTGATAATCTTGTTGCAACGCAGTAGTATCAAATGACTTAATTTGGAAATATTTAAGTTTTGTTGCTAATACGATTACAGTATCATCTAATACGGTTGTGTCTGTGTCAGCAGTAAAGCTGTTCTTTACATTGCCTGCGGCATCGCGAACAAAACCCTTAGAACGGTATTCAAACCCTAAATATTCTTGGGTGTTATATGGTGGCCAAATTTGAAATTGACCGCCTAAAATACGCCAGCGTACCCGTGGGCCTGTTGAAATATAACCTGATTTAAGCCATTGCCATTGTTGGGCATCTACTGGGCCAAGCATTTGCCAATGCTTTGTTTTATCCCAATGGGTGTTATCGGTAATAGTTTCGTAATCAGGGGGTAAATCATAAATAGTCTTGCTAAATGTGACTGAACCACCTACAGAAGTAGCAGAAGCTAACTGGGTAGTAATTAAGCTAGTTGAACTTGTAACATTATCAACATAAGTATCTTGGGGAATGGATGTTCCCACAATGGAATAAGTGTTGTCCAAACCTGTCGTACTAGGAATGTTTGTTAATAAATAAGTCCCATTCGTAGTATTACAGGTTGTGGTTATTGCAGTTGTGTAGAACCGATATTCCAGTTCTAAAGCCTGCCAATCGTACTCCTTAACCAAGTCATATCCAGCACGGTTCATCAAAGCTAGGATTTGTTGCACATCCTGACTAGGATTGCCTGCTACATAGGTAGGAATGGCTAAATTTAGTTCAGCAGTGACCTGTTGGACTAATTGGAGCAGATTGTATGACATATTAGGCTTCCTCTGTGGCTACCGTTTTAGATTTACGGGGTTTCTTTTCACCAACAGCGGCAAGTATAGTGGCCATCTGCTCTTGCATCAGGGCCATCTTCGCATCTGTTTCAGCCTTTATTTTAGCAGTTTCTAGTTCCTTTTTGGCAAGTTCTTGTTTTAATTCGTTAATTTCTTGCTCTCGTTTGTCAGATTCTGCTGTTTTGTCAGCTAAATTTAAAAATGATTTTGCTTTATCGCGGAAAGCATAAGGTGACATTCCTGCCGCCATACCCATTCGCTGTAATTGCTGATCAGAAGCGTTTGCAACAGATTCAACCGTATGGAATTTCATTGCCCGTAATTCTTCTGCTTGAGACTTGGATACCAAAGGCCACTCTGATAGGGGTGTTCCTTCGTACCCTTGATCGTCTGCGCCTAATTGGTTTTGGTACTTAGCCCAGTGCATTGGAAAACGATTTTTATGCGATTCTAGGGCATAAGTATCAATTTCGGTTAATGTATCGCCAGCTACGCAAATATGGACAAAATCAAATTCTTTATAGATTGGTCTGCCAGCTTCGTTAGAAGCATCTTCTTGTTTTACAGCTTTTTTGTAAAAGCGTACTTGTAATCTTGCGTCTGCGCCTTGTTCATCTGATGGTAAAGCCATTTTTAAATCTCCTAAGTAGTTAGGTAAAAGTTAAAGAAAAAAAGGGCTACCCTTGTGAGGTAACCCTTCGTTTTTACTACAAATTGCTATTAAACACTAGCCTTACTGAACCAGCCATAATCGCCTGATGCCATAGAAGCACCTGACAAATATGTGCCTGCACCCAAAGTTGCTTGGAATGTAGATGCGTTGATTACGCAAGTTGCTGTTGATGCGCCAATTGCTACTGCTGCTTGGGCAAACACATAACGGAAGCCGTCAGAACCAAACACTTCAGCACCAGTAGGGCCAAATGTAGGAATTGATGTACCAGCAGAGTTAGGGTTTGTGTTGGCTACGTTGCTTAAATCAACTCCAGCCAAAGGGGTAATGGTATATGCCATGATATATTTTCCTTTCTAATCAATGGATTAAGTTGTCAACACGCCTTGTAGGAATGAGTTGGAGCAAGTTAAGTTGCCAGCCCAGCCATACAATTTGACGATCGCATCTTGGTTAATCGATTGACGCTCGCCACCGATAGGAACGAAATTACGCTCTTTGTGTGGGCGCAAGAAAATGTAGTTTGTGTTCAACAAGTACATATAAGTTGCGTTTTCTTGTGCGCCATAACCGCCACCCAAGATCACATCAGCTGACATACCGCCACCGTAGAACTTCAATGATGCAAAACCAGCAGCACCTTCTTCTACACCTGCAATACGCTGAATAGCCTGTAAAGACTGAACATAGTAAGAGTAGAAAGTGTTACCAGCAACGATTGTGTCTACTTTATCAGTACCACGAACCGATTTGATTGCAGCATCAGTCATCTTAGCTTGGATGTTGGCGTAACCAGTTACACCAGTAGTCGCTTGGTTCTGCCAAAATGCCCAGTTAGCACGGTTAATACCACCGTATGTACCGCTAGTTGGGGATGTAGAAACTGCTGCTGCCAAACCAGTAATATTCTTACCGCCGTTACCTGTACCGTCACCATAGATGTCAGTAGAGATACGGTTTAGAAGGCGAGCCTCAGAAACTTGCATACGACCATCTAACAAGTCGATGATCTGCTCTTTGCTTGATTTCTGCAACATTTCCAAACCTCTCATTGTTACTCTATCAGCGTAC